TGTGGTGGGCATGTGTACAAGTGTCCGCTGTGCCGCACTTGGCGTGTGCCGAATGCGGTTCGCAGTGTGTTGTATGCGTTGTCTATCCAAGTCATAATAAAAGGGGTCACGCCCCGGGCCGCATGGTGCCAGCCCGGGGCGATCACGGGGAGGGCTTAAACCTCTACAGCTTCGGTGCTCACGATGGCGTCAGTGACGACAATAGGAACGCCGAACGCTTCGGTGGGGAACGGTGCCGGGGCGCCGGTGCTGTTCGTAGCAGTGCGGGACTGCTGGAGCATCTTGAGCGCCTGGCGGTTCATCACGCACAGGTTAGGCTGACGGGACGCGGGGAACAGGGACAAAGCCTCTGCAACCAGGTCGTCATCCAGGTTAGCGCCACTGTCAGACGGGTGGATGTTGGCGATACGGGCCACGGAATACGCGCCGCCGATCTGAAATCCACTGTAACCCGTAACAGGGCAGAAAAGCGCAGCATACGTGCCAGAACTGGAACCGTCTTTCTGGATGATGGTGGGCTCGTCTTCCACAACAATGTTGCCATCGTTGCCGAGAATGAACGAAGCGTCATCAGCGCCAGTACGGATCAGGAAGCACGAGGTCTGCGTGTCGGCAGTCGTTCCGCCGGCACCGTACACCATCGCATCAGCCAGAGCGTCAAGCTGTCCGTCATCGACCAGACCGGCGAAACCAGACGAATCGTTGCCGGTACCGTAGATGACCTGAGATTCCGCGTTGGCAAAAACCTGTTTCATCGTGCGGACCAGTTCCATTTGCAGCCATGCATCGCGTCCGCCCTTGTAGGCGTCGGCCAGTGCCACGTCAGTGTCAAACGAACCATCAAGAATGGCCAGCGTGTCAGTGACGAGCGTATCGGCGCTCTTGGTCTTGGTGATACCGTCAAGGGCAGCGCGGAAGCTGGATGAGCTCGCCGTGGTCTGCTTGAGGTACTTGTGTTCGGTTCCGTTTGAAGCGGCCTGCGCGTGCAAGACCTGCATCAGTGGGGCGTCGTCGAGCAGGTCTGAAACATTCAGGTCTGCAAGGTTCTGGTCGTTGAACTGGACGAGTCCAGCCAGTGTGTCATATGAAGCGGCCATGATTGGCTCCTATTTTGTTCGATTTGGCGACAATTCGCCGGGGTTCTATTTTCCAGTTTTGAACAAAGACGCGGGCTTGCGGGCAGGCGTAACCTTGGCCGCAGGGCCACCACTCTTTGCTGCGTCAAACTCCGCGATCTTTTCGCGCAGTTCGGCGTTTTCGTTTTTGAGCGCATCGTGGGAAGCCCTGAGAGCGTCCTCGTATGTGCCACCGCTTTTGACGGTCTCGGCTGCAACGTCGGCACCAAACTCGGAATTAATCCGCAGAAATTCATCGCGGGTCAGTTCGTGGATGCTTTCGTCTTCGCTTGCCGCCTCTTCGCCCTCGGCCAGTTCGGCTTCAACGGGTTCCGCTTCGGGCTTGTCGTCGCTTTCGTCGGCTTGCGGTTGCGCAAGTGCAACCTCATCAGCGTCAGAACTCAACTCGTCGCCACTTTCGGGGGCCTCTGCCTGCGGGGCTTCTACGGTCTCCGGTTTGGCTTCCAACTCTTCTTCGATTGCGGCCTCTGTCTGGTCCGCTACGTCTACGGCGTCACTCATTAGTGATTCCTCTGTATTGGTTTCCAGTTCGGCAACAACCGAAGCATGGAAGGTTTTGGAATTGTCAGAAAAAGCTGACGTTTCCGTGTTCATGTCTGCCCCATATGGGCAAATTGCGACGCCCCGGAGCGGCCATTCACGCACCACAACACCGGGGCCCTCAAACTGATAGCCGTTAACCTCTGTCAACTCGCCTTCGTCAATCTCTTGCACTTTGATTCCATCGCCGCCAAAGTTGATGCTGGCCTCATATGGAACGCCTGCGCCGGTCTTGTGTAGGATCTCAGTTGCGCGGTCGCTGTCTTTGAACGGAACAAGCGCGCCACTCGTCACCAGGTCGCCGCTTTCAGTGTCAAACTTGTTCAGGTATCCGATTACCTGGTTGGCGTCGTGAACGTAGTCGATGGGCAAACGGGATTTATGCAGCTGCATTCCGGCCAGGTCGTGTACGACGTTGCCCCAGAACCAGTGTTCGATGGGCTTGCCACTACGCGCAACGAGTCGAATCGGGGCGCTCTTCGCGCCTTCGCCGTTGTCGCCAAATTCGACTTCGCCAACAGTGAGGGTGCATGCGCCTGCGGGAATCTTTGAAAGGTCTCTGTTTTCATTCATGTTCTTGCGCCTCCGTGGCGGGTTGTTCTGTCTCAGATTTGGGCGGCAAGCCTGCGTCCTCGCGTGCGGCCTGTTCGTACTTCTCGACCTCGATCTGCTTGTCAATGTTCTTGAACACGTCGGCACCGCGGCGGCGGGCTGCATCAATTGGGTTGTCAAGGCGCAGGTCAATGGCCAACTCGTCACCCTTCACTTGCTTGAGTTTGTCGAGCCATGGCGCGCCCGCAGGAATCCACTCGATAGCATCCTTCACAGCGTCGCGCGTCAGGCCGGCGGCATCGGCAAGGCTTCCGATAGAACGGGCATCACCTGCCCAGTGCTGGTCAATCAACCAATCGCTGTACTCTTCGCGCACGTAGCGGTTCTTGGTGCGCTTCCAATCGACAGAAACCTCGTACTCGTTCAAGTCTGCAATGCGGCCAGAGAACGAAGAGCGGCGCGAATCGAAGCACGTAATCGGAATATCCAGCGCGAGCATGGCAATTTGAATGAACAGGTATGAGCCGTTGACAAATTCCTGCGACGGTGTGCCACTCTCAATGACTTTCACGTCATCGCCCTGGTTCATGTCCAGCATGTTGATACTGTTGGGGTTGAGCGTGTGGTGTCCGTCTGTGGCGTCCTCTGCCGCCCCGGTCACTTCGCCGGTTGCGCCACCTGCCGCGCCAAGTTCGGGTTCGCCGTCTGTGGCGCGCATAATCGCAAGGCCAAAGAGGGCGTGCATCTTGGCCTTGACCAGATTGTATTCAAACGCCTCGCCCAAGTCCTGCACGGTATTGATCGCCGTGGACAGTGGCGAGACTCCGCGATCCTGTGAAGCAAACCGGGACCAGTACGCATCAAAAATCATGCGGTCTGCTGCGGCGAACTGGTCAAACACTAGCGCGTTGCCTGCGCTGCCACGGTTACAGATTGCGTATTCAATCGCCTTGCCGTTGACATCCTTGACGATACCTGAGTCAGGCAATGCCTTGATGCGGTCTGCGATGCCTGATTCAAACCCTTCTTTGGGCTTGGCAATCAAATCCGACTCGATAGCCTGCAAGTGGTTGCCGTCAACTTTCAACAGTCCAGCGTCGCCCGTTGCAACCTTTTCCAGTTCAAACAGGCGGAACATTTCTTCGCGGCCCAATCGGCCCGATACGTCAAAGTTTGATGGCTTGCCGTGCCAACGAAACAAACCATTGACCGCGGCGTCAAGCGCGTCATCGCCGGTCTTGAATTGCAGTTTGAACTTGCTTACATAGTCAAGATGCTTGCGCACCATCCACGCAACTAAAGAATGATTGCGCAACTGGTCCTGCGCCGTCGCCAGTAGCTTGGAACGGTTCGGGTTGGAAAGTATTGCGCCTTCATGCTTCGGGCGTTTAGCGGGCGATCTGCGACGGCTCTTGTCCGCGATGGCGTCATATCCAAACTGTGCAATACGCCCTTTGATGTCGGCCTTTGTGCCCGTGGTGTCCAGGTTGAGCCGTGCCGCCGCCGCTTGTAGGTCTTTTTTAAGGGGTGCCATTAGTTTGCCGCCGCTGACATGTTGAATCGACGCATTACGGGGCGTGTTCCACCGCTGCGCTCTGTTTCGGTCCGCAACTTGTCGCGCAGTCGAATAAGCGCGTTAAGGCTTCCTGCCGTGTATTGCATGCCATCAAGGCTTACGGATTGCCCGCCGCTTTGAATGGCGCTGATTGCGCTTTCTGCTGCTGCCAAAGTCACTGCCATGTCTTGCAAATCCTTCCCCGTGGGGTTTGGGTCACGAAAAAAAAACGACGGTTCTGGTGGTGCACCAGAACCGTCGTTTGATTTAAACGCTGTGACTCACGCGCAGGGGATCAGCCTGCCGCAACCCACTAAATTGTCACATCTCTAGGAATATCATTGCAGTTGCGCACGTGCAAGCCTGCAAACAGGGCGAAATACTACATTGTAGTATGTTTAATGGATTTCAATGGTTGAATAGCGTTGTGAGCAGTCCGAACACTGGCGATACCGCAGCGTTCGCGATGGGCTTTGCAGTGTTCGCGTGGTTGTTATCGTGCTGCGCTTCGACTTGCACGCAGGATTGCGGCAATATCGCGGGTTTTCCGCTGCGCCCCAGTTCGCCCGGGGGTTCTCTGTTGCCTTTTTTGCCGCTGGTTTACGCCGCTTCCGTGGCTTTTTCGTCGCTGTTTTAGATTCCGACATGCCGTATCCCTCGTCTTTTTTGTGGTTTCCGCTTTTCAACTGCGCCCGCTGTGCCAATTCCGCACGCTGCCGCGCCCATGTAACACATTGTCATCGTGTCGCCGTAGTCATGCGGGCCCGGAAGCGCGCCCCACTCCCACCGCATGCGCCCGCCCACCTCGCCTTTGCCAAGCAATGGTTCACGGCATATCTGCGCCGCGAAGTCGCCATGATTGCCGACAGGTAACGAGCACGAACCGGGCGCCCCGGGCGAACCCGTCCACCCGCGTTGATGCAGCTCGCGCCAATAGTCGGCATTGAATATCAGCCATTGATGCGTGGAGTCCTGAAACACGCGGTGGTGTTCTTCGCCGGGGAATATCTTGTGCTTCCCTGTTGGCCGGTACTGATTTGCAGCACGCCCGAACGCACAGACCGCTTCGAGCCCGCATATCTGTGGCGACGCTGCCGAGAAATCAATCACGGTGCCTGCCGGGGATCCGCCGCCATCTATCACCCAGAGATTCGGGCGGCATGGCAGGCCGGCCAGTGATTCGCCGTGCTTGGCAAGTTGCTCGTATATGATCTTGCGTTGTTCTGCGTCGGTCATGCCCTTTTGAATCATACCGTGCATGTCGTGGAGCCCGTACCACAGCACGGCGGCGCGCTGGTCTCTGCCAAACGCGACAATGGTGGTGGATAGGGCGTAGGATGGGTTTACATCTGTTGACGCCACGACGCGCGCAGACCATTCCGGCACAACACCCGCAGGCGTGCCATTGTTGCGGGATTCAATCACCTTTGCCGTCAACGTGTAGAGTGATACACCCTTTTTCAGAGGTCGATTCTGTTGACCACGGGCGAATACGTCCGCGCCCTGGTTGTATCTGTCCCACATAGCGGCATAAAATGCGTCCGGGTCGCCGCGTTCTCTGTCGTAACGCTCGCCCCATGACACCCGCATGCCCTCTGTCATGCCTTCCTTGTTGGCTTTGTAGTGCTTTAAAGCCTCGTCTTCGCCGTCGGTGACGCGAATCTGGTTCCATTCGTCCCACATTTTAGCGTGATCGCACTTGGAATCTGGCCAATCACCACCCGTTCCGCCGCCCGGCCACTCTTCGATACGGCTTACACGCAACGAACGCCAACCGGGGCGGGCTAACCAGTGTTCGCTTACGTCGTTCTCGGCTTCCACGGTGCACGCTGCCGCGGCTGTCAATCGCTTTTGCGGGCCCGCCATGCCAAGGAATACATTTTCCAGCACGTCGATAGTATCCGCGATGGCCGTGGGATTGTCGGCGCGCTTAACGTCTTGCGCGTCATCAAATATCACGAAGTCAGGCCGCAGGATGGTTCCGTCTGGCAGGATTGCGTTTAACCCTTTGGCATCGCCCTGTGCAGATCGTGCGGCAACGGCGCCGAGGCTATTTGGAAGGGTGACTAGGTGGTCTGCGTTGTCAACCATTGCGCCGCAGGGCTTGCCGGACTGCCGCCAAGCAAGGTTTTTTAATGCCGTGGCGTGCGTTGAATGGATGAAAGGGGCGGTGAATTCGTTGTAATCCGCTGCGAACTCGGGCGATTCTGACAGCATGCGCAGCCATAAACGCATCGCGGTCTTGGCGTCGCGGTGTTTCCAACCCACCAAAACGGGAAAGCGCACGACACCCGTTGCAACCAGGTACACCGCAACCCCTCGCAGCGTGGTTGTCTTGCCTTCGCCGCGTGGAGCTGCCACCGCTGCGCCGGTCCCGGTCTTCGCCGCCTCGATGGTCTCGCGTATGATTGCCTTGTGGCCGTCACTGAACGGGAAGGGGAACATTGACGGGCCGCAGTAGTGCATCAACCACGCCTCTGGGTCTTGCTCTAATCGCTCGCGGCGTTCGGGGTCTTCGGGCGGGCGTTCGTCAACCAATCGCTTGCCGGCGCGTGAGTCAGACTGCCTATCTGCGTCGTTTCTATACATTCAGTTTCGCCATGTGTAACAAATTGACACCGTTTCTCATTGTGACAGCTTTTTTTTGCGCAGG